ATAAGTCATGTGTCAAAAAGTTCCACCGTCTATGGTGTTTGTCCAGACTGGAACTCCAGCTGAAGTGACGGTTAATATTTGATATGATGTAGTAGCATCAGTTCCTGTACCAGGAGATGCCATGTTTGCTGCTGCAGTGACTTGCATTGCACCCGCAGCGTTACCATAAATGATACCATTTGAGGTAAAGGTTGAAACACCTGTACCACCATATTGTACTTCAAGGTCAGTATCTAACTCTAGATCACCTAGTACAACTGTACCACGTTGACCTGTTACGCCAAATACTCCACCAGTGTCGGTAGCGTTTTCAATGAATGTCCAAGCACCTAATCCATCAGCACCTCCAGATCTATCAAAACCGAAGAAACCAAACTTAGAGTTTGAACCGTCATAATAATGAACCTTTACACCACGATCTAACGCATCATTCGCTGATCGTGTTACAGTAAATGTTGTACCTGCAGCAAGTGTGCCTGTCAAGTTTGCGGACAATGTAAGTGTTTTAGTTCCAGTATTAATACTAAGAATTGTAGTTGAGCCAGGAACGCCACTAGCAGAAGTGATTGTATCACCTGCACTAATGCCTGTTACCTTATCAACAACAACATCTGCCTGTCCACTGGCAGAACTTGATGTGTTAGTAAGTACTGTAGTAGGATCACCTAATGCAATAGTAGGGTCATTAACACTCATCTCAGCAGAGTTAACAGTAGTTGTAGTACCGTCAATCTGCAAGTCACCTTTGATGATAACCAATCCAGCTGCGTCTCCACCTGCAGGATATGGGTCAATGATCATCTCAGTACCAGCAGTGGTAGAGATGACATTACCATCCATCTTTAACTGGTCAATAGTGAACTCACCAGTTTGACCTATGTTACCTTGAATGGTAGTGGTTCCATTGAAAGTAACTCCGTTTTGGAATGTTGTGGTTGAATTAACAGTCAACGCATCACCAGGTGCATCACCAATTTGAGCATCACCTTCAACTAGAAGAGAACCAGCAGAGACTTTTCCTCCTACACCAACACCACCAACAACTTGTAATGCACCAGATGTTGAGTTAGTAGATGCAGTAGAGTCTGCAATTTTGACAGCAACCTGATTGTCAAACTCCCAATCAGCACCATCAACTCTTACTTTGTCTAGTGAAGTCTCATCATAACGGATACCACCATCCTTATTAGTACCAAAGTATAAACGAACATCATCAGCAACACGCAAGTCGGGGGTACCTGCAGCACGTTTGATGTCGAGAACAGCGTCAGAATCATTGAATACAAATTCAAGATCACCTGTGGTTCCAAATTCTAATTCTTGACCGTCCTGTATAACGATCTTACCAGTACCATTTGCAGCTAAGACTATATCTGTATCTGCTGTACCAGTTGTAATAGTATTACCATTTAAGTTTATATCATCTACGTTCCAGTTATCAACCTTTGAATTGCTATCTACAATGACTGCAGAACTGCCAGTAAGTGTACCTGCAACATGATCAAGCATGTCTGTGAAGTATTTACCACCAACTATTTGGGCAGCACCGTTATTATCACCGACAAACAGACGATCATCTGCGTTTGCCTGTGTACCGTTACCACCAATAGTTACGGCTAGTTCACCGTAAGTAATGGTTCCTGGTGCTGTTGCTCCAGTACTCCTTTTAATGAGTATATTTGATGCCATCAGAAGCTACCCCCGTTGATAGTGATGTTATTTAAGACGTTTGTTGGTACAAATTTTGTATCTGTAGCAGAGTAAACAAGAACAGCTCCATCAGATAATCCACCTTGTGATGTATCTGTCAGGTCTACATCGGACATTCCTCCGATAGTACCACCTCCACCACCAGTGGCGACTCGTGTCACCTTTGGTACGGATTGATCTCCAAATCTTAATCTTGCCATTAGAGTGTTACCCCCTCAAGTACGCTTACAGAACCTTCGAGCACTCTGGATTTTGTTCCAGATGCTGCAGTAATAACTACATCATATACATAACGACCTGACTTCATTGCGGCCGTTTGTCCATTTGTTAGAGATAACTGTATCTGTCCAGATGTAGCAGGAGATAGAACTGCTGCTGTCACTGTTGTAGAAGTGCTACTTGTATAGTGCTTCTTGATTTTACAAGCTACTGTATACCCAGTAAGGTTAAATGCAGTACCATTATCATTCTCCACTGTAAAATCAATGGTGAAATCCGCACCTTGGTAAATCAATAAGTTGGATACAGCACTAGCCATTCTCTAATAATTTCCTATATTATTTAGCTTAAACCTATTTATCCTCTTTCTGGACTAAAGTATTTACAAGTTCTTTTAATTCATTAACTTCATTACGTAAAACTTCTAAATCTCTATCCTTCCTTAATGCATCTTGACGTGCTTTTTTATAAGCCTCATATCCAGACATATCAGTATTTAAAATCGCATTAGATTGCGGATCTCTGCCTAAGGAATTGTGTCCATCGACAGGGATTAATTCAATTTCATCCATTATGCTAAAGCTATTGCTCTAAAGTCTTTTACCCTTGGTATGTATGGTTGATTACGTCCTAATAAAGAAATCTTAACTTGGAAACCATCAAATTCATCAGTGTCTTCAATAGTATATTCATAGTCAGTAAATGTACTGAGATCATTTTGAGGAATTAAAGCACCGTTATCTGGTACACCTGTAGTGTTAAAGAATCTAAATTCTAAATCATCAAGGCTACCTGCATAACCAACAGGAACCAACTTGTACATTACTACAATCTTAGAATCAGTCCATGTGTTTGCTGCACACATGACTTTCAATCCAGTTGCACTCTTCTCCATTCTAGCAACCTTAGTAATATAGTTAGAAGCACACTCTCCACCAACACCACTAGTAGGTTCTATATTATTGTATACATTACCTGTTGTAATAATCTGGCATCTAGTTAGGTCAACAACAGGAGACAGATGACTTACCTCTGTAGTAAGATCAAGTTCCATAGTGAATGACTTAACGTTATTCATTCTATTAATTTCATTTAGTTGGTTTGCAATCACCTTAGTTGCAGGGAAGTAATTCTCTTCTCCAACAGTAACGTCAGTATATGCAGTGTCCTTAACAAATGATGTTTCTGCACTAGAAGTACCGAAAGGACCACAAGATGTTCCACTTGTACCTTGAACTCTAACAGCTAATCCTGTTTGAGGTTCTATCTGAGACTGTATTTGCGGAGTAAGAACATCCCAAGGAATGTTTTGTGATACAAGAATGCCAGGACCTCCAGACTGAATACTCTTACCTGCATTCTTAGAGTTAATCTTTAAGTTATAACTATGAGGACTATTGATAGAGATAATTCCACCAGTTGTACTATTATGAGTTGTATTAACCAATGTTAGTGGAATACCTGCAATGTTATAGCATTGAACTACAGCATTTTGCAAATGAGCTTTACCAGTACCCGTTCCTGAAGAACCTGAATAGTTTCTACCAGAAGCATTGATAGTTAACGTATTACCACTGATACCTTCATATGCAATTATCTCATCTCCACTACCATTTTCTTCTGTACCAAGTATCTTAACGAAACCTAAGTTAGAACTACTTACCGCAGAACCACCTATCGTAGTATGGAATTGAGATGCATCAGCAACAACTAATTGTGCACCAGTTGCTGTGGCCGACAATCCACCAGATGCAGATATAGTAGTATCTGGAACCTCAGATATGACACCGCTAACGTCAACATAGTTAAGTGCAGATTGCATACCATGATTACTATGGAATACTCTTATTTCATCACTACCTGCAGTAAACTTCATTGAATTAGGTGCAAGTCTTAAAGAACCACCATTACTTTCTCCAAGAGTAGCGTTCTCTAATACTAACTTAGAAGGTGCAGCTGTAGTAGGTACAGTAAAGTCTGCTCTGTAAATCTTGAACATCAAATCTTCTAACTGAGATGGAGTCCATGTAGATGCGTTCTGTGACTTGAATAGAACACCGATATATGGTTGTTCAGATATTTTCTCTCCAAGGTGTGCAGCATCAATAGCATCTCTACCAAGAATTGAAATGAATACCTTATACTGGTTGGAGTCTGATGTAATCACAATAGCATGTTCTTTTCTTTCCTGTATGAATACTGGAGACTTGAATGTAAATGTAGTAGGCTTAGAAGCATCAGATGATGTAAATACATCTTCAGCATCTAATACAACTTTTGAGAATGGCAACACTGTCTGTGTTGGAGTACCATTTTCAACAGTTCTAATATCAACAGCAACTGGAATTTCTGGATCTTTAGTAAAGAAGAATAAATCAAGCTTAGTTAAGAATACTCCACCATCAAGTGCAGAATCATCAACAAGGAAAGTTTGTGCAAGAGGGTCAACCCATCTTGTCTCTTCAGTTTCATCAACAGAAACACTTGTAAGTGTTCTAGCATCCTTCATTTGCTCAGATGTTACCTTAGCATTTCTTACAGATATGATAGTCTCCTGTGTAGTCTGTAGAATACCAGATGAAGTAAATTCTACCTCACCACTACTATCTGATACGCCAGGTACTTTACTATCACCAGCAGAATCACTCAATCTAAACAGTTTAGTACCAGTCTTAAACTTCTGTACACCTTGTTTGCTAGGAGTGTCAATAAAGAACGATCCTTTAAGTTTTCCTTTCTTATCTGTAATTAAATCTTTGTTAGATACTTTTGCAATAGCACCAGATGTTTCTCCTATAATATAATCATTAATCTTAGGAGAACCAAAGTAAGTACCCTTGGCCTGATCACCAAGAGATCTAGTATCAATATTAATAAATGCTAGGTTTGATGTGTAATCTGTTGTAGATGAAATATCTGTACCGTCTAATGGGTTGATTTGGAATCCATCATTAGGTGCAGATACTTTTCCTTTAAATCTGATTACTGGTTTAGCAGGAGCAGTAGTAGCAGATACAGATACAGTTTCACCAATCTGGAAAGGAATGTTATTAGTCTTTGGATCAGTAGATGTATCCTTAATAACTCCCATGATCTTAGGAGTAATAAGTTTCTGAGGTAGTGCAATACCATCAAAGAATGGATAGAATTTAGTTCTTGGTTTTAACTTTTCACAAGAAAATTCAATATTTCTTGAACGCATGAACTGAATATGCTCTACAGAAACAACTTTATTACCCAATGATTCCTGTTCAATCACAGGAGTTACTCTATATCTAATACCTGTTCTTGTTTGTTTTGTGGTAGTTGTAGTAGTTGTAGTGATAGTTCTACGTTGCTGTCTTCTACCTTTTCCACCATCAGTTCTCCATTTACCAGTTTTCTTATTAATGTCAGTTCCAGTCCATGTGGTTTTCCATGAGTTCCACTGTATAGGTGCAAAACCATTTTGATCTGCATTGTAATCTCTAACTGTAGTTAAGAAATTACCTTCTACAACAGGACCTTGAATAGGACTGAGTGATGTTGTATCTACCCAGTTGTCTGATTCTGGATATAGTTGAATATCACCCATGTATGTAAATACGTTAAATGGGTTGACATTCTCCACACCAGATGCATAGGGCTGATCAATTAAGACTGAATCAGTATATGGAAGAGTAACTATATCTTCGCTACTGGTAGTAACATTCTGTGATGATGTGCTATATGTTATAGGTACTGCAGTAGTATAGTGAGTTGGTCTAAGTTGACCTTCTTCAAAATCAAGCGAAACTCTATAGTCTGGATGTAAGGTATCACTAGAAGAAAGACTTGCAAAGTTGTCAACCATAAATCCATTCTTAAATCTACTAAGACCACTTGTATCTCTAATCTCCATACTTGCAGTCTCACTCTCAAGTAGTGATAACTGTGTATAGAATTCAAGTGTCTTAATTCTATCTTCTAACTGTTGTATATCTCTAAACGTATATCTCTTGAAGTTTGTTTCTTTAATCTCAATATCTTCTTCAACATTGAACACATATGGTTGATATGTCAAAGTTCCTAATAACATTGCATCATCAAGGTCATCAGGAGATACTGGATCAGATGCAGGTGCACCTTTGACTACCTGAACTACACTGTTCTTACTCATAAAGACTTTATCTACTCTTCCAAGATAGTATTGTAAACTTAGAAGTGTAGTATCTCCTTGGCCAGGTATACCTGTTAAGTTACCAGTAAATGCTCTATTTGCAAAATCAAAATACTTAGTGTCGCTTAAAACATATGGAGAAGTTATAGAACCTGCATTAGTTAATTTTTCTGTAACTATTGGTCTGAAGTCAATTACGTTTCTAAGAGGGTTGTCACCGAACTCTGGAATTATCTTGTAATCTTCAGTAGGATATGAATCTACAGTATATGGATTGATACCTGCTGTGGTTAGGAAACGATCGAATATAATGTAAATTCTATTAGTTGGTTCTGCATAACCAAACTTTCTAACAATAGATGAGTAGTCGTAATATTGATCTCTCTGACCATCATCTAGAGTGAAACTGTCAGTAATATCTTTTGATCCTAAAGTTGGAGAACCAGCAATCTTAAGGGTAGCACCTCCATCAGCAGTTATGGTTTCATTGTCAGAAAATACGTCACCTTCAACTGGAAGGAAGTAAACAATATTACCATTAGTTGCAACCACTCTAGCTCTAGAACCAGAACTATCTCCAGTAATAACTTCATCTACAGCAAGAGCACCAACTAAATTGGTCTGTGTAAAGTTAGGTATTACAGGATCGTTTGAATCTTGAGATTCTAATACAGCTTTTAATTTATAGACATCACCAGTACCAAGAGATATACGAGTATCACCAATTCTATGACCATAACCAACTGTAGATTGTGTTAGTCCATTTACAGCAGATCCAAAGGTTTTATCTACCTTTAGAACTTTCATCTTCTCATTGGTCTTTGCTTTTGCAGATCTATTAGAACTGTAAACAGTACCAATAACATTTACACTACTAACACCACTGAGACCTTGAAGCGTAACACTCTGAGTATTTGATGAACTACCACTAATGGTAAATCCATTGCCTGAGGTTAATACATTACCATCACCTGTACCTGCAGTAACAATAACTCTAAAGTCATCTGCATCACTAGCATCTCTCCATACAAGGCCAGCACCTGCATCAATACTTACATTACCACCACTAACAGATTGTGCAGTAACACTCTTTCTAAAGAAACCAGCTGGATTTTGAGTATTGTCATTATTAGTATTCTTAACTGCCTTATATCCAAGAGGTGATACTAATACTTTATTTTGTGCTTCTTTAATTTCAGCACGAGTTCTGACAATAGCACCATTGACACCACCATTTGTCATGTTACCTGTATTGATCTTCGATACATTAAATGCATATGCACTACTTAAAAGAGTTACTCTCGCTCTGTGTGCTACTCCATTATTTCCAAACTCAACAATATCCCCAACTCTCATCTGACTATTATAGTTTGAAAGTGTTGAAGTTACAGTAGCGGTAGATCCAACTCCAGTACCAGATACTGAAGATAAGACTGTACCTGAACCAGGCAATGCTACCTGAACATCTAATACTGCATCAGCAGTACCTGCACCACTATTAAATGCATATGACTTAACATCACCCATACCAAACTTGGTAATTGTAGCGATACTTCTACTTCCACTAAGTCCACCATTTCCACTTGAAGCTGCAGTATCATAGTCTAACTTCTCACCTACAGCAAACTCACCAGTAATATTAGTAAGATATCCAGTTACACTAGATCCACTAACAAGAATAGCAGTAGCACCAGATGTTCTACCTACAACAAGTCTTTCGGCAGTCCAAGATACACCTGATCCTGACCCAAGAACAACCTGTGTATAGAAATCAGTGTCAACAACATTTGCTTTGTAAGTATTTGTGGTTGCAAAACCAGGAGTTCCAGAGTTTTGATCAATATCAATCACTCTAGTTCTACCAATAACAGTACCTGCAGGTGTGCCTGGTGTTGAGGTTACTACATCTCTAAGCTCAACAGTCTCATATATTGTTGGTACTACATGTACATTTGTCATCAAAACAAAGTTACCAAAGTTTGATGCTATAGATTTATTAGTTTCTGTCTCAAAAGTTCTTGGTTTTTCTACATCTTTATATGTGGTAGACAATCTTTCTGTTCTGTAACCTTGTACATATGCCTGTCCAGAGGATAATTGTACAGAAATGTTTGCTTCAGATGGTGAAACACCTCCAGAAGTAGTGCCAGTTGCAGTGTATACACCATTATTAAACCCATCATCTAGGTTTTCT